CTGATCGGACCCGTCTGATACATGGTTCATATCAATTGATAAACCCTCATAATTGCTAAGCAATTTTACAATGTATTGTGAGATAGTCATCTTAGCCTCCATTTGCAATTTTCTTGGCACCTTCAAGAATTTGATTTTTATATTGCTGCTTCATTCGGTCGAACCAATAATTTCCACGTTCCGGTGCTTCGTGGAAATTTGCTGGCATATAATACCATCGTCTAGCATATGGTGTGCGATACTTAATCTGTCCGCTTCCAATCTGCGTATTTAAGTGACCGGATTCAATTAAAATATTCTCTCTCTTTGGCACCTTCGGCTCACATAACCGGAGACATTCAGAATCAATAAACTGTTGCACTCTTCCATTCTCTTCAAGTCCCCGTTTTTTTATCGCGGCAGAAATATCGCAGATAAATTTAAACATATTAGGCATTACGCCACCACCACCTTAATGTTTTTGCAAAAATCACGATTGGAATTGTCGTTTATAGACTGTATCATTCCCGATTTTGGATATCTCTTCATCAAATCAGAAATTCTTTTCCCTTTGACATCCTCTACAACGTCCTCGACTGCTCCATACACAATGCAATCCTCCTCATTAGCAGAATTGAGCGTCAGTCCTTCATAAGTGCCATTCGGGAATGTTACGGACGCGTACCGGGCAATGCTGATTTTTCCGTTTTCATTTTTCTTTTCGGTTTTATCAGACCACTGTACGCCTTTTACAACTGTTCTTTTCCATTCTGAATCATAAATTTTGTTGTAAATCGTAACTGTATCGGTAAATAATCCACTCATAACGCACCTGCCAATCCCGTACCAGAAAGACCACCTCTCGTAATCGATATAAGCTGTGATTCTTTCTCTGCAACTGTAGTAATCTTATATGATTCGGAATATCCATCATTGCTGACAGATGAAACTCCTGTTCCCATCCCAGTAGATTCCTGCATATAAAGTGCATTTATCAGATCACAGACGGTATTCTGTATCTGCACATGCACCTGCTTCTGAAAGTACGTTGCCGATGCTTCGTCATAAGTATCTTCAAACTTTCTCGCCCTCATATGGGTATGTACATCCAGTTTAGCAGATGCTTTTTGCAGAAATGCTGGAAAATCATCTTCCGGAACATTCGTATAAAGGGAGCTGTAATGCTCCCAATCAATATAAGGCATATCAAGTTCCCTCTCTTTCCTTAGGCAGTCTTGCCTAATAATTTAATTCCTTTCAGCACACCAGCCATCTTGCTGTTTTTAAGTACTGCTCCAGCAATCAACTCGACTTCTCCTGTTTTTACAGCTCCAGGTGCCTGTAAATCTGGAAGGTATGTCTTAAGCATCTTGCTACCATCTACGGAAATTCCGTGGAATGCATCAAGTCCAAGTTTTGCTGCATAAATATCAGTTGTACCATACGTATCTGAACCCGGTGTTGATGTTGAAACAACATCTTCTGTAGTAGAACCGTTGTAATACTGTCCTGCATCCATAAGAATAATTCCATTGTATGTCTCTACAGTTCTACCGAAATCATCCTTATTTCTGTCATAATATCCTGCTCTACGTGCCGCAGACTTCACCTTTGTAAGCATCTTACTGTTCATCATTAACACATCTGGTTTTGCAGCCAATAATGCAATGAATGTATCTAATTCATCAAGCAATGTCTTTAACTGTGCTTCCTGTGTTATATCATAAACAATTGAAAAGCAGTCTCTTGCCAGACGGTAATCTTTATCATTCATCATAAGTTCACCGACTCTGTATATAATTCCTATCGTCTTAGAGTCAGGTCCTGGTTCCACCTCATTCTCATCAAGTATTTCCTGCATCTGTTTAACAGAATATTCCGGTGTCTTGTCATTTAATGCCTGCTCAAGATACTTAAGTTCATTATCAGCATTATCTGTCTTATAATATATATTGCTGTAGGTGTAGCACACTCTTGCCGCCTCAGTATTATACCTGGCAACATAATAAAATCCCATATTTCTGTAATATCTTGCCATCGTTGCGCGGCTGCAGCAAAATCTGTATGCCTGCTTTGTAACATCAAGATATCTCGACAGCATATTAAGATTCTTATAACATTCTGCAAGACCAAGATATGAATCAAGGTCAACAGGATTCCAGCATATAGCCTTCTTAAATGCATCCTCAGCTCTGCGAAACTTCGATAACTTCAGGCACAGACTGCCATAAGTCCTGTAGTACTCTCCAACCGGCAGCTCTGTACACAGCACATCCGTTTCCGGTTCGAAATAACATGCGTACACATAATATTCCATAACATGATTAAGGCTTATATATATTGGTCTGCCGTCCATGTCCGATTTTTTCACAAATGTATCATCCATAGTTCCGGCTTTACGCTCGTCCGTACACTCTTCTATTCTTTCAAGTATTGCAGATAATATATCTGCCGCTTTGTCATAATCACCTGAATTAAATATCTTCTCGTAATCTGCAAATCTGTCTTTGACATCTGCAAGCTTCTTTATATCCATTATTTCTCCTTTTTAGCAGGAATTTCATATGTTCCTGTGAGTATTGCAATGCTTCGCGGCTCAACACATACACTTCTGTTATTATCTTCAATCACAGCACCTGATACATTAGAACTCATATCAACCTTCCATGTACCATTAATCTTAGGAAGTGCAAAGCTGTGATTCTCCCAGTGCATATTATATGCAGCATATATCAGACGGTGGTCTTCTTCATCACCATATACGCATGAATACATAATTCCTAAATGCCTGTCATATGTATTCATCTGTG